CGTTGCGTCTTTCCGTGCCCGAAAAATAAGTACCTATATTATCTGTCGAAACGATATATATATTACCAGAAGAGTCTTTTGCGGCGGCGGCAACACTGTTAATTGTTCGGTTAATAATCGTAGATGCCGAATAAGTGCCATTGCTTGTGTATTTAATTGCGCCTAACGCGTCATTTCCTTTGCCAAAAACAAATACATTGGAAGAAGCGTCTGTTGCGATAGCCGTTGCTGTCCAGTTTGCATCAGTTGTATGAACACTTCGCTGGAACTGAAGAGCGCCAGATGAATTGTATTTAACTGTTAAAAAACGATTAAAAGTGCTAGGAGCATAATTTCCGCACACAACAGGATTATGGCTAGCGTCAAGAGTAATTGCCCTATAAAGCGAGCTTTGGCCTTCGTCCATTGATAAGATTTTTTGCCACTGCAGCACGCCAGACGAATTGTATTTTGCTATGTAAGCTTCTTCCGCGCCAAAGCTGCCAGTATAGCCGGCAATGTATGTATCGCCACTTGAATTTGTTGCTATAGCATTTATGTAGGCATTTGTAATTCTTCTCTGCCATCTAATGGAGCCGGAAGAAGAGTAGCTGCAGACAACAGCAAGTGTGCCACCTCCGCTTTCATTTAGTGCGATATATGAGTTTTCAGAGCTGTCCAAAGCTATGCCAACAGCGGCATAAGAGTAAAATCCGCCAGAACCCAAAGACCGCTGCCAGCTAAGATTAGCATTTTTGTCCATTTTTCCAATTAACGCATAACCAGGGCTTGTCGGATATCTGCCGCAAAAATAAATATCATTATTTGCGGTCACTGCTATGCCACTAACGTATTCATCGTTGCTTGCTGTCGAAAGACGTGCAATCCAATAATCTTTGGTGAGTTCGCCGGTTGCGGCCAACAGCAAGAGCTTACTAATCATCAGACATAACTCCCGACATAAGCACCATACAGGGTTGTGCTGATTTTCCAAAATACCAGCACATCTTTTGCGGTAAGTACGGGAGCCGCATTGCCGCCCGCCGATACCCAAGTAATTGTTGGCCACGTCACCGTATAACTACTTCCGTTCTCAAGCCGAAGCAATACTGACTGCCCGCTCTCCAGTGCTTCGGTGAATGTAGTGTTACCACTCAATGACTTGTACTGAACCGTTCCGTTTGCGGGATCAATAGCAGTACCAGTCAGGTCATAAATAGTTTCCTTGATTTCTTTAAGCGTGGTTTGACCTGTAACATTAAGCGTGCTTGATGTTGCGATTGCGCCACTAGTGTTAATTGCAGTGCTGCCTCCAATCGTACCGCTGGTAATTGCTGCACCGCTAACCTTGCCCGCAGTAGAAATAGTGGCAAGTTTGCTATCGGCAATAGCAGCGCTTGAAGAAATGTCGGCGTTGACAATGCTGTTACTGAGCGCCAATTTGCTGTAAGCGACCGCTGCACCAGAAGCAATATCAGCATTGACAATACTGCTGCTCAGGTTGAGCTTGCTGTAAGCAACAGCAGCGCTGCTCGCAATATCAGCATTGACAATGCTATTTGTTAGCGCCAACTTGCTGTAGGCGACGGCAGCACTAGCACCAATGTCAGCGTTTACAACGCTGCCAGTCAGCGCAAGCTTGCTGTAGGCAATAGCAGCACTAACGGAAACATCGGCATTGACGATATTCGCATTACCGCTAACAAGAACAGTGCCGCTTAGATCTGGAAAAGTAATTGCGCGAGCCGCTGAGGCGGTAGCTGCCGAGATTGTGGTGTTAAACGAACCGGTGTCGTAAACAAGACTGACAGCGTCTAGCGTGACATTTCCGGTAAAAGTATCTCCAGCCTTGTTTGCTTTGATAGTGTTCAGCGATGCCAGCATGTCCTGGACATTGCTGCCGGTTACGCCGGAAATAGCAGTGGTTGTAATGTTCGAGGCAGTTTGCGCTGCAACCGTCGACGACACATCGACATGTGTCCAAGCGGTTCCATCCGACAGAACAATGTCCGGTGGAGCAAGCGCAACTTGAGGTGCGTTACCGGTAGTCGGGGTGCCACCCTCCGACACCACAAAGTAATACCTGCTGTTTGTAGCCGCAGCAGCGGGGAGAGCGCTGTTAACCGACAGTCCCAGTGCTGTGCCAGCGCTAGTCAGCGTAAGGATTTTGCCGGCGCCGCTGTTGTATGTGGGATTGGCGCTAAACGTACCAGCGAAGATAATTTCGCCTGCTGTAATTGTGATCGGCTGCCAAGCGTTACCGTCGTACAAATACAGATCGCCGTTTAGCGAGTCGTAAAAATACTGACCGGTGTAATCAGCGGTCGGGAAGACAACGACGCCTGCGGTGGAACCTGAACCGCCAATCTGCGTAACGGCGAAGTTGGCTAGTTTCGAGCCAGTGATTGAATTGGCAGCAAAGCGATCACCGCTGATTGTGCCGGTGGTGAGTTGGCTGGCGCTGAAGTTGATGTCAGCAAGATCGGCGCTGACCAGTTGACCACCGGCAGTGACGTGACCTTGGGCGTCAACCGTGACTTTTTCGTAAGTACCAGGGGTAACACTATTGGTGTGGCTGATTGTGCCAGCGGCATTAACGCCGAGTCCGGCACCGGGGGCAACAACGCCAACAGATCCAGAAGTTGCTACTGGGACGTCGGAACCAATGATGGCGCGACCGCCCGTCACCAAACCTTGAGCGTTGTAGGTGACGACGTAGTTGGTTCCGCTGGCGGCGACTGTGTTGTTGATTGCCAGGGTGTCGCCAGAAACGGTTAGTCCGTTTCCGTTGACAATCACACCGCCTTTTGAGGTCGTCGTGGCGGTTGGTAGATCGGCACCTTGGATTGTTCTGTAAGCTACTGCGCCAGCGCCGGACGTCGGACCAGCGAGAAACTGACTTGCGGCGGTGGTGTTATCAAGTGTCGTGTTGATGGTGACGGTATCGCCAGTCTGCGAAGCCGTGACGTTCACCACGCCAGCGTCGCCGCCGACGATGGTATTGATGCTGCCCGCTGCTTTGATCGACAGCCAAACGGAACCGTTCCAGCAGTAGATCTTCAGATCATCGGTGTCAAGCGCGATCTGACCAATAAAATCTCCAGAAGCGGGCAGCGTAGTTACAAGTCGAACACTGGAATTATTGCCAAGCTTTGCAGCGTTAATTGCATCGTTAGCGATTTGCGAAGTATTAACGGTTTCGCCTTGCAGTGCGCTGCCGGGAATAGAGCCAGCACCAAACAAAATTTTGGCGCTTGGAATGGTTGCATCGGCAATCAGCGTCGACGCATTACCGAAAAAGTCTGTGACCGTGATCTTACGGGTTTCACTTGCGCTGACATCAGCTACAGGCAGGAAGTCGCCAGCGGCAAGGTTGGAGCCGGCAAGCTGCAGTAGCTCGCTGATTCTGAGGTCAGACACGTACGCGCTCGTCAGTCGATGCCATCATTTTAGACATCACTGTCCTCCAGCAACAGATACCCATCGCCTGTCTTGGCTTCCAACTTGATCGGATCGCCCGTTTCTTGCAGCAATCGACGGCGTGGGGTAGTGCGAGCACGTAACTTAATCGGTCCTGTCGCTACAAAATCTATTGTGCTGACCACAATGTCGCCAGGTGCAAAGCTGGTAGCGCTACTAGTGACAAGCGCATCAAACTCCCACCACAGTGCATCGTTGACTTGCGTTCCCGAGAACGATCCACCAGAAGCACTGGCACCAAGCGTTTTGATGTACAGCTTGGCATGGAAGCCGGAACCGATCTCGGTGCGCAACACCAGTTGCATCAAGTAGTTGACGGGTTCCTGCTGCAATTCATTGACGTAATCCCACTGCGCAGTGAAGCGTCCGCTACCTGTAATCAGACTGCTGTACTGCTGCCGGTATTCATCCGACAACGATGTGATGTCGACAGTTTCGCGGTTAGTGTTGAGTTCATAATCCGTAATACTGGCGAGCAAGCGACCTGAGGTGTCTTCGACGTCGACCTTAATCGGAATGTCGCGGCTGATCTGAGCCAGCTCGATCAAGCCTGCAGTGCTGCCTTCAAGGCTGTCATCAAAATTGTCGTACAGGCGGATGGAGCCGAGTTCATCAACATGGATAAACCACTTGCCGCTTTCGCGGACTACGCCATCGCTCCAGCCATCAGGAGAGATGAAATCAAGGTTGGTTCCGTCGGTTGCGGTTATTTCAACTAGGTCGCCAGTGATCAGCATCCCTTCAGCAAAATCAAAGCTGAAGCGGTTGCGTTCGTAGTTGACGTCGCCGGGATTGACCAGCGACAGCTTGACGCCCTCGAAAGATCGCCGCGTCAGCTCGACGTTGCCGATGTTGCCAAGAAAGACGCCCATTAGATTGTTACCGCTTGCAATGCGCCCGTTGCTTGGAAGCTGATTTGGGCAGAACTGATCTCGCCAACGCTGGCGCCAATACTGACACTTGTGATGTATGAGGTTAGCGCTATGTCGCTTGTGGTGTCGCCATCAACAAGGCGTAGTCTGATGGTTACGGTGTCGCCATCCGAAACGCCATCAGTCTTGATGATTTTGCGCAGTGCTGTACCAGCGTCATTGCGACCTGCAGCGTCTTTGTAGTACAGGAGCGTGGCGCTGCCGTTGAACTCCTGTACGCCTGGGGCGTAGCTGCGCTGCGATTCACCAAGGCTGGTGGTTTCCAGCATCTCAAGCGAACCGCTTAGCGTCCAGTTGGTGACCTTGACCTGCTCGATGCCGTCAAGCAGCAGGCGTCCGTCTTTGCCAGTGTAGATCTTGGCCATTAGAACACCGCCACCAAATTCACTGTAACGCTGCTAATGCCCGGACGTACAGAACGCACTTGCGGTTCTGCTTCGTAACGCCACTTCGTGCCAGCGGGTGATTGCATGGCAACTGATGTGCCAGTGGTGACCGCTGCCGGCAAATCAAAAGTGCGGAGTGTGCCGAATTGTGCGTCGTAATCAGTCAAAAACTGCTGCGCTTCGGTGTCGCTGATGTTGTCGTAGCCAAGACCGAGTTTTGCGTTGCTGCGTTGGTTGCCGTACAGGATGCGAATTTCGGATCCAGACTGCGAGTTAAATCGCTTGACCGGCCAGTCGCCGGGCGAG